TAAACAAGATTAACACTCTAAAGGCAAAGGTAGCTAAACCTGTAAAGGTAAAGGTAAAATCTATCGTTAAGAAAGAAAATAAGAAAACTAAGAAATAAAAGTATGAATGAAAACATTGACACAACAGTAGATACTACTGACGATAGTATAGTAGTAGTCCCTGAGGTTGGTATGCCGGAGCAAGACGAACCTAAAGGAAAATATGCTTTGGATACTGATAGTCCTACGGTAGAAGTAAAGAAAGAGTTTGAGGAAGTTAGTAAATAATTGAAGGGTAGTTAATGTTTTCATCAGTATACTGGTGGAATAGCATGGACATTAGCTACTCTATACTTGTTTATTATCTCTCTCTGCTTAGTAAATAATTTTATGAAGATAATATCATATACATTAATCCTTAATACTGATGAAGAAGTATTTAGTAATGGAGAAAAAAGAGATTTAAGGATAACCTATGAAGATAAGGATAAGTTCCTTAATGATATAGATGGCATAATTAAGAGGAGCGAACGCAGTATAGAAGAATACAATAAGACTGGTATCTTTAGAGGAAGAAAGGTAAATAAGAAAGAAGGAAGGTTAATTATTGAATATTAATATGGACTTAAAAGAATGGAAACAATTTAAAGACTGGCGTAAGAAAGAAGAGTGTAAAGTAAGAAACAGCAAAGAGTATAAAGAGTTAGCTCTAAAGGGTAGTTTATATTCTGTCAGTGGTCTTACATCTTTAATGATTACTACACAAAAGAGAATAGACTTACTAAATAAAGTACCAGATGAAACAATAGAAGAGTTTTATAATTGGAAATTAACTAACATTAAGTAATTAAGATATATTTAAAAATATGCCGTTTGAGAAAGGACACAAGTTAGGAAAAGGTAATAGCAATAGTGGGCGTAAACCAACATACGAAGAACACAACAAGAGCCAAGCTATTAATACCTTATGGGAAAAAGTAAATAAGAAAGTCCAAGCTAAAGAAACACTAACAGAGTATGAAGAGAAGTTAGTTCTTTCAGTATTACCTAAGACCATTAAACAGAACGTAGATGTTAAGGCTACTTTAAATATAGGGAGTGTATTAAGAAAGATAAATGAAGAAGATGTATGAGAACTATACTGATGAAGAACTTGAAGTATTATTAGGTGATAAAGAATATAGAATATCCCATTTTTATAAAATCGTTGACCGTTCATTAAAGAGAATAGTATTTAAACCCAATAGAGCTCAAGCTCATTTCAATAAGAATAAACATACATTCAATGTTATTCTAAAGAGCAGGCGTATAGGGTTCACTACATACGAGGGATTAGATATGTTTGATGACACGTTATTTAATGAGAACTTCTCTGGCTTATTTATTGCTCATACACAGAATGACGCTATAGAGATATTTGATAACAAGATAGATTTCCTATGGAAGAACTTTAATAAAGAGTTGAAACCTTTATGGAAAGTAGATACTAATACGAGTAATAAATTAAAGTTTGACTTTGGTGATGAAACATTTAGTTCTATCATTGTGAGTAATAGCGGAAGGTCAGGAACATTGAATAGAGTCCATATATCAGAGTTTGGTAAGTTATGTGCTAAGTATCCTATTAAGGCTGATGAGATTATATCAGGAACAATACCTAGTATCCCATTAGGAGGAAGATGCGACATTGAAAGCACAGCAGAGGGTATGGGAGGACACTTTTATGATTTATTTTGGGGAGGCTGGCAGAAAGATAGTTATTTACCTAAACAGTTCAAATCTCATTTCTATAACTGGCAATGGGACGACGAAGAGATAGCCAAGATAGAAAACACTATCCCAACCAGTAAAATGGAAGAGAGCCGTAGGTTTACAGAATATCAAGAGAAACACAACCTAAAGGATATAGAGATAACCTATTACTACAGTATGTGGTTATCCGTGAATAAGGATTGGGATAAACTACACCAAGAGTTCCCAACAACCCCAGAGGAGGCATTTGTCGCTTCAGGTAATACTTTCTTTAATAAGGAGAGAATAATGCTCTTACTTACAGAAGCACCCAAGCCTATAGAAGCTAAAGTACCAGATAAGTTATTACCACACTATACTAATAAGATTTTAAAGATATACGAACTACCGAATGAAGAGAGGAGTTATATAATTGGAGCTGATGTATCCGAAGGAAAGAATAAGGATAGTTCAGATTGCGTAGTCATTGACAATAAGACCCTAGCGACTGTGGCAGAGTTCAACAGCAACAAGATACGACCTGATGACTTTGCTACCCTATTAGATGCCCTTGGAAGATGGTATGGTAACGCTTATATGGGAGTAGAGAGTAACGCAGGACAATGGGTATTAACGGAATTGTTTGAAAAGAGAGGTTATCCTAATATGCACTTTAGGCAGGCTACAGATACAATCACCCACAAGATGACAGATAAGTTAGGATTTCATACAGGAGGAGGAGCAAGTGGTGGAAGCCGTAAGGATATGTTAGACCATTTATTAGTCCAGACCAATTTAATAGATAGTGGTTGGAGTGCTGACTTCTTACATGAGTGTCTTACCTTTATAAGGGCAGACAACGGCAGACCAGAGGCTATGGAGAACAAACATGATGACCGTATCATTTCAGTTGGTATAGCTCACTATATAAGCGAGAACGCACCAGCAGAGTTCCCTAAAGCTAAGGACGTCCCCGAGACGAACCTAGAGATTACGCGCGCTCGGCTTTCAAGGTTATACGATAACAAAGATAAGAATACAATAAGTCAGGATAAATATATCTAATATGGCAAAAGTAAGCAAAGAAACAATAAAGGATTTAGACCCTAACCTAGATGGTGAGGCTTTTAAGGCAACCGAAGAAGAGCAAGAAGTAGGTGCGTTCTTAATAAAGCGTATTGATATTCTTAAGTCTACTAAGAAGAATATCCTTGACGGTCTTAACTATGAAGATATAATGAAGTCTGCAGATGTTGAGTATGCTCCTAAACTATATATTAAAGGAGAAGGAACTAAGGGTGGAGTATTTATCCAAGATGAACTTACAGGACTTAGAGGTTCACGCCTAGTTAAAGGACTTAGTGATGATAAAGACTGGAAGTCAGACGTAAAGGCTACTACTCTATTTGTTAAGATACAAACAGCCCTCTCAATTCTAGTAGACCAAAACCCAGAGGCTATATTTAAAGCCGTGACAGAGGCTTACAAGCCAACAACAGCCCTAGCTAAGGCTATCTGGAAGAGAACATGGGAATTACCAGGCTCTAAGAATACATTAAAGTTATTTATATTTGACCTAGCTAAGTATGGTTGGGGTATATGTAGGACTTATCCTCGTATCCTAAAGAGACCTAAGCAGATACTAGAAGAGCTAGACCTAGAAAATCCAGATAAGAATGTCTATCGTAGTGATGAAGTAGTAGAGTTCAATGACATATTCCGTAAGAAGCTAGACCCATACAGGACTTGGATTGATGACCAAACAACGCTTACAGACCCATTCTCTATGCAGGACTGGTATTATGAAGAGGATTATTCTAAGGATACATTTAAAGAAGAGTTTGGTATGTATCCTAATGCTAAGTTTGCTTCATTTGGTTCTCCAGCTACCGAGGAGGAAGATGGAACTGATACAACAAAGACTAATAGAGATGACCTTATTACAGTAGGCTTCTATGAAAGTAAGAAAGACCTATATGTTATTTGGTTGCCAGACCAAAAGATACCACTATATAAGTCTCCTCTACCTAATGATGACGGTAAGTTGTCTTGTTGGTGGAGTTATTGGACTATTAGAGACCCACGCACTCCCTATGGTATTGGACTATATGAAATCATTAAGAACGACAAGATACTCTATGACCGACTTTCAAACATGACAGTAGACCAACTCGTTATGGCGATTTATCCTATGTTGTTCTATTCTGGGCCGCCTTTGGCTAATGACGGAGATATGACCATCAGCCCTAACGTAATCAAATCTAAATTACCTAACACTACTATTGACCAAGTTAAGATACAGTATGACCAAAGAGGTTGGGAAGGCGTAGAGAAGCAGAAAGAACGCATGGACGACAGCTCTGCTATTACACCTACATTACAGGGAGAAATAGAAGGCAAGACTCTAGGAGAGACTCTACACGCCAAGGATAGTGCCTTAAAGCGACTAAGCATTCCTTTGGGTAATATAGCCGAAGCCCTAGAGAACGAAGCATTTATATCCCTTTCGTGGGCTAAACAAATATATAGCGTGCCAGAGATTAAGAGCTTCACTACAATAGAGGAATTACAGAAGTTCGTAGTAGAAACAAAGAAAAACCCAGATGAATTAAAGGATATTGAAGGTGGTGGAATTGATGCTAGTTTCTATCCACAACTTGACCTCGGACTAAAGGAAGATAGAGATGGAACTTTAATTGAAAGCCCAGAAGATACATTTATGAGTACCTTTGGAATGGACTTTAAGTGGGAAGGTCGTATCGTAGTAAAGGCAATGAGTATTGTAGCACCAAGTCAGGAGTTAGAACGCCAGCGTAAACTAGAACTATTTAACCTAGTAAGCCCAGTAGTTCAGACTATGTCTATGTTATTCTATCAACAGGTAAATCCAGAGACAGGAGAAATGTTTACCCCAGAAGGAGGCAAGGAAGTAGCTATCGCCCTATATAATCCGTTAAAGCAGATACTAGAGATACAAGACGAGAAGCCTGAAAATTGGATACCAAAAGATATAGTCCTTATAGGAGATAACCCAGAGATACTAAAGCAACAACAAGCAGAGGAAGCAAGGCAAGAACAGCTTAATCAGCCTATGTTTGTAAATGAGGGGGAACAGGTCGCAAATCAACCTAACGGCTCACCACAAGGCGTACAGAAGCCTACAATCCCTGAAAATGGTGGAGGAGCAGATACAGTAGTCCCTATGAACCAAGTTAGTAATCCTATGAGAGCCAGCGACGCACAAGTAACTAAACCACGATAATATGAGCAAGGCACTACAACAACTACAATCAGACCCTAGATGGACTTCAGTAGAAGACGCTCTAAGAGAGTATATGACTCTAAACTTTATTAACACCACACCTAAGAGAGATACAGAGTTCAATACTATATGGGAGTTGGCTGAAAATGAAGGTGGTAAGTATCACTTGTTAATGTTCTTCCGATTTATAGAGGACAAAGCTAAAGAAGTATGATAGATACACCATATAAAATAGAGGAGAAAGGTCTTACTATAGAGGCTAACTGGAGAGATAAAGTAATACCTTGTAAGGAGTTTAAATTTACGATTGACGGAAAGGTAGCAGTAGTAGATTATGACTTCCTTTACCAGCTCTTAGTTATATTCAGCCAAGAGAAAGATATGGATAAGTTAGTAAGAAAGACAGAAGAAGAGATAGTAAGCACACGCAGACAACTAACGATTAAGGCTACTAAAGATGTAAAGAAAGGCGAGATGCTAACTATGAGTGTAGACTTCCCAGTCCCTAAAAGCACATTGGATAGAATAGATAAGTTTTCATTAAATAATAAATAACTCTCCTTATCTTTAAAGGAGTAAAATAAATAAAGTAAAAATATGAGTGAACAAACAACTGCTGGTGTTCAGCCAGCTGAAAAGAAAACAGTCAATGTATTTAGCCTTAATAAGGACTTACAGGACTTTAAAGAAGAAATGAGAGGTAATACCGATAAGATACTAAACCTCTTAGAGAAGAAACCAGAGCCAATAAGTGCTCCTATTAATAAACCTAGTGATTCAACCATACCAGTTGAAGCAACACAGGTAGACGAAACAGTATTAGAACCTATAGAGGAAAGTAATGAACTACAACCTAAGTATCAGGCTATCTTTGACAAGTATTTTGATAGAGCTGACGGCTTTAGAGGAGAGATGAACTTTGAAGATAACCTAGAGTTCTACATTATAGTCCCTGAGAAGTTCTCTAATGGAACTGACGCTTGGAAGCAGATGAATAAAGTAGATAAGCGTATGATAGTCCTAGAGGCAGGAAAGATAGAGAGTGGAATAGAAGAATACTGCCAAAGGGTATGTAAGAACCTAAACTATGATAAGGAAACTGTTAAGAAATAATATGGAAATAACTATGAAAAATACAATAATATCAGTAATAGGATTATTTATACCAGCATTTAAAGATGAAAATGGTAAATATTGCTATACAATACAAGTCGGTGTTGTTCCATTGGGTTGGATAATGATAGCAGTTGCAGTAATAGTTAATTTAATAATGTGAAGTATATAGTAGCGTTCTTAGGAGCGAGCCTAATAACATACCTATTAAATTACAAAATGTATAACAAATATCTTAAAAACATTAAATCTTCTATCTTGAAGGAAGTAAAACTATCAAGTAAAAATATGAAAATCAAAACAAGTAAATTAGTAGATAGCGTTGATATTATCAACTCTATAATCAATGACCCAGTATTAGACGACAAAGGAATCCAGGTAAAAAATCCAGATGGTAGCCCTAGATTTATAGCAGTTAAGCTACCAGCAGAACTTAGCTTTAAGTTCGCACTCCTTCTAAAGGAAATTGACCCTATCGTAACATCTTATCAGAAGGTAAGGAACGAGAAGGTAGTAGAGTTAGGAACACCTATGTTAAAGGACGGAAAAGAAACAGGTAATTATGAGTTCGTAGATAAGAAAGGAAAACTTACAGAGAATGGTAAGAAGTTTGAAGAGGAAATAAACAAACTAAGGGAAGCAGAGGTAGATATTAAAATCCCACAGATTAAGATTGCAGAGTTTACAGCAGGCGACATTAAGATTGAAACAGGTAAACTAATAATGTTGGATTGGCTAATCACACAATAATCATAAAATAAATTATATATCTCCTTCTTCTAAGGAGTAAAATAAGAAGTAAAATTATGACTGAAGAAATAAAACGAGAAGTAAATCCTTCTAACGAGCCTGATGTTGAGGTTCTTGAGGAAGAGGACGAAGATATTGTCCCTCCTGAAGAAACTCAAAAGATTGCTGATGAATTAGATGGCAAACCAGCTTCTTCTCCTGGTGTAGACGAAACTGAAACCGAGACCGAAGAGGTTGAGGAAGAGGTAGAGCCTGCAGTTGAACCTAAACAACCAAAACCTGTTGACGGTGAAACACCAAGAGAAACTGCGTTGCGTAAAGAAGTTGAACGATTAAAGGGCGAAAGGAGAACTAAAGAACAGACTAAAATCTTTAAACAGACAGAAGAGCCTGTTGAAGAGACTAATGTTCAAGAACTCCTAGATGCTGGTTATTCAGAGCAAGATATTGAAAACTCTAAGAAGTTAATTAAGGTATTAGCTCCTGGACTCGGTTTAGTTAATTCTAAACAGACCTATCAGGACAAGGCTAATGACGCTCTTACTAGCTTTATAGACGACCATAAGGAATACTCATTTGCATTTGATAAAGATGATATTAGGTGGGGACGATTTAATTCAATACTTTCTTCTGACTACAACCTTAATGGTAAGACTCCTACACAACTTAAAACTATCTTTGAAAAGGTAAATCGTGATGTCATAGAGGAACTGGGAGAAATTCCAAACTCTGCTAATAAGCGAAATGCCCAACAACAGAAGATTCAAAGTGTATCACATTCAGCTGGAACTAAGACTAAAACAGTAAAAGGAACTAAAGCACCTAGTAGTAAGATTGCTGGGGGAATTAACTTTAGTGGCTTTGATGATGGAGAATTAGAATAGACTTAGGAAAAACAATAAGTATAGAAAAACTACTTAGTGTGGTTTTTTTATTTGATTAACTAATAAATAACTATATGGCTTTTAAAAGAATTAAAGGCAGTGATAGAGGTATAGTAGAACGAGATATTTCAGCTACAGCTTTTGCTGTTGGTGATTTACTAGAATATGACCGTACTAATGCGATTGTTGTTGTATGTTCTGCTACTTCAGAGATGGACGAAATCGCTGGTGTATGTGTAGAGGCTACTACTACTGCAGATACTACTGTTAAGCTACAAAGGATTATGCCTGGTGATGTCTATGTCGTAGACTCTCTAGGTGTTGCTCTTGATGCTGATAACTACAAGCGTTGTATTTGGGGTGCTGGACAGACTTTAAACAACTCTGGTACTGATGTACCTGGTGATACTGGTATCTTTATGCAGACTAGCGTAATCGGCGTATCTGGAACTTCTACTGTAATCACAGCAGAACCTTGCTTTACTCCTGGCGATTAATAAGGAGCTAACAAACTAAATTTAACTATATGGCAGCTACTAGCACACCGTTTGTATTGGGTTCAGCTGTTGACCTTACAAACATAGCTATCCAGAAAATCTGGAAGAAAGAGGCAGGCAAGTTAAAATCACAGTATCCTCAATATTTTAATGTTAGGACTACTACTGATTTATACGAGAAGGACTCCTCTTTGACTGGTTTATATGAAGCAGAATTTACATCTGAAAATGCAGAAATCATGGAAGATGCACCAATTCAAGGCTTAACTATGCTTAGTTATGTGTAACTAATCAAGGTCTTGTAAAATCTCTTCTGATTAATGTGGAAAACCCTGAAGAGGGCAACCATCAACAAGCAGGCTAACAACCGTGCAGTTGCAGAGACTGAGTGAAGAGACCCGAAAGGGAAGCGACAGTCCGAACACGAGCTATAACAAAGAGAAACTCGTGACTTAGGCAGAAATGACTTAAGCGTTCATTACAAAATATTTGAAACAATAATTGGTTCTACTGAACCTCTACGAAGTTTTTGATGATACCTTTGATGTTTAGACTCATTAGGAAATAAATATAAATTTTCTATATGATTATCATCTTTAATCTCATTAATATGGTGGACAGTTTCTTCTTTATTAAGAAGACGACTAAGATGTTTTTCCATTATAAGTATCTGTTCAGGAACATAACGATGTTTTTTACTCACTTTTCTAATATGTGGTTCACTGACATGTATCCAGATGTATCCAGCCTTAGTTTTAGTTCTACCACCTTTCCATTGACCACTCTTAGCTCCAATAGGACACTTAGCTGGTCTACAAGGAATATTAAACCTTATTAGATAGCGATGTATTAAACCGATAGAAACATTACATATTAAAGAAATATCTTTAATACTTAACTCTCTATTGATATAAGCATCTTTTAACCAATTATTATCTGTATAGTTTTTCATATAATTTAGTTAATTAATTACATCTTAATTATATATCTTATACAGTAGAAAGTCAAATATAATGTAACGAATAGTAACAAACCGTTGACCAATCATACACACAGCAAACTGTTGATTTAATAGTACCCTTCAGCTATCTTAGCTGGAAATTTGGGATTAAGAAAAGGAAACTAACTAATATCGCAGGACAATTACTAAGGGCTCTTAATCGTAAGAAAGAACGATTAGCAGCAGAACGATTGACTAACTGTTTTTCAACCTCATGGGAGCATGTAGGAGCAGGTAAGAACACTACTATTACTAATACTGGTGGAGATGGTGTTGAACCAGCTAAAACTACTCATACAAGAGAAGATGGTGGAACTTCAATGAACAATGTCGTAAATTGTATGCGACTCCCTGCGTATATCTAAAGGCAGGTGATAAAACTTTTTCTGATTTACGGGGAACTCTGACGGCATATTGCATAATATTAAATAGTAATGTATA